TTTCCTGAACTTCACCACATTCGGGAATAGATTTTTGATAATATTTCTTTTTACCTATCAGCGGAAATTTACGTTTCCACCAGAAAATATCATAAATTTTATTATGATAATTGAATAAGGTTCTTTGCACACTAAGAGAATCATTTTTAAGAAATGCATCTGCCTTCCAGGTAAAGCATTTATCAATATCGGAAATCTTCCAAAAATTCTGTCCGGCAATCAAAACAGGCACTTCAATAAGAGAAGTATCATGTTGAATAATTACTGTTTCAATATATTTTATTATAGTCGCAGGACGTATTTTAAGAAGGTTTGCAAGACTGTCTCTTTTAAACTTGATTTGCCCCATCACTTCCTGTTGAATTAAAAACAGGGTTGTTTGCGTAACATTCTCCTGCAATAATTGCTCTATATTGTTAGTCAATCTTACGATTTTATCATTTTGTATCTTTATTCGTTTATTTTGCAATCCGGCAACAAAAGCAAAAATGAATATAATTACAAAGACAATAAGATATTGTTTAATACTTTTCATTTTTTTGTTACTGTTTTGGTAGCAAATTTAAAAAGAATAATAAATACATTCCAACTCCAAATGATCCATTCTTTGCCCTGGAAATCAGGAATAGAAAATATTAAAGGATTAACTACTAAAATAGTAGCCAGAAGAAAATCTGCAATTCGTTTTAATAATCTTGGAGTCGGTTTGTCATAATTCGCCGGATGAATGTCATAATTTTTATAAAGTTTCATATCATTTAATTTTAAACAAATTTAAGATAAATATTTTTATTTTTTTCAGTATTAAATATAGTTTAAAAATAGTCGAGATTCTCAACTTTCGTAATATTTTAATTGTGATTTTTCTTCATCTGATAGTATCAACTCCATATGACAAGCATCCCAGAAAGTCGTATCATCAATGTCATAATCATTATCCCAATCTGCGCCTGACCGAATCCTATGTTTCATAATTCCGAATTTATAAAGCATATCGGCAAATCCTTTTACATATCCCGCAAAAAAAGCAGATTGCAGCTTGCCCCAATCAATATTATTTTTTTCATAAGGTGCTGCATCAACAGCAATAGAGGGTTTTGTTGAATGAGTGCCAGGATAATGAACTTTTGATATTCCTGCATTAAAAGCTGCCTCCTGATCAACTTTATTCCTGAAACCACAAATAATGGAGACATCATAAAACTGAATAATATAATTGAATAATAATTGTAATTCCAAATGACATGTATCTAATCGTTCTTTGGATATTGTACTAAATTGAGACATGATATTTATTTAATAAAATGTAAAATCCAACTCGATGAAACAATGGTAATGCCAAGAATTGCAGAAATTATTATTGCAGTCTTTTGCCAATTAGTCAACTGCTTTTTCTCAATCCTGTTCCGCTCGTTTTTTATCCCTTTCTTTTGTCCTTCTTCTCTTGTCAGACTCGTAATAAGATTTGCTATTACAGTCGTATTAGCTTTGATTTCTTGTGAGTTTTCATTAACTGTTACGACAAGATTTCCGACTTTTTCCTCTACTCTTGAAACCCTGTCCACAAGGCTGATGATTATGCTATCTTCCTGTTTTGTCATTTTACTTTATCTGCTTTCTGTCAACCAGATTATGTATTTCAGATTCTTTCATTTTCGTTTTAATTCATTTATAGGAATTGATATACCAACAATCAAAACCACTCCTCTGCCTAAATAGGTATTCGGCGGATTCATCTTTCCCAAAATCTTATCCCACGTACTTGTACCACCGATATAATTAAGCGGTAAGCCCCTTGTTAAATTGTAACTGTAATCAAAGAACGCAATTCTGAGACTTGTATAACTTGTTAAATACCACAACCATTTTGCCTTTTCATAGTCAATAATAAAAGGTGAAGCAAGCAATAATCCTGTTGAAACAGCATTACAAAGATGTCCCCATTGTTTCTCACCGGAATCATTCAACCCGTCACCCACCGCATTAAGAATTATTGAACTTGTATAAACAGTAATAACTTTTACTGCTTCAGGAATCTTTCTTTCTTTAACATAAATATTATCAAAAGTCTGCCCTGAAAGTGAAAGGAACAAATCAATTAAAAGAAATATTAAGATTAATTTTTTCATTAAAATTTATTAAAATATCGTGAAAGACACATATTTTGGTCAACATTATTGTTAGAAACATTTATTTTCTTGATCGTAGTAGCACTTTGAGGGATGAGATAGACAGAGCCATTAGGGGCAAGAACACCGCCAATATAACCAGTTGCAACACCGAGTGTAGTGATTACATCTGTTTGAGGATCAATCTTTTTAATTGTAGTAGCACTTTGAGGGATGAGATAGACAGAGCCATTAGGGGCAAGAACACCACCCCTATAACCAGTTGCATCACCGAATGTAGTGATCACATCTGTATTGGTGTCTATTTTCTTAATTGTAGCAGCATTAAGAGGTATAAGATAAATAGAGCCATTAGGGGCAAGAACACCGCCAATATAACCAGTTGCAGCACCGAGTGTAGTGATTACATCTGTTTGAGGATCAATCTTTTTAATTGTAGTAGCACTTTGAGGGATGAGATAGACAGAGCCATTAGGGGCAAGAACACCGCCATAATAACCCGTTGCAGCACCGAGTGTAGTGATTATATCTGTATTGGTGTCTATTTTCTTAATTGTAGCAGCATTAAGAGGTATAAGATAAATAGAGCCATTAGGGGCAAGAACACCTCCGGCATACAAGGTAGCTGCACCAAGAGTCGTGATTACATCTGTATTGGTGTCTATTTTCTTAATTGTAGTAGCATTAAGAGGTATAAGATAAATAAAGCCATTAGGGGCAAGAACACCGGCGGCATAACCAGTTGCATCACCGAATGTAGTGATCACATCTGTATTGGTGTCTATTTTCTTAATTGTAGTAGCACTATAAGGTATAAGATAAATAGAGCCATTAGGGGCAAGAACACCGCCATAATAACCCGTTGCAGCACCGAGTGTAGTGATTATATCTGTCCCCCCTCCCGGCAATCCATTACATGCCTTTCTTATCCTTTCAAAATTACCGGTATTCTGCCATGCGGGGAATCGGCAAAGAGAAAGATTATCATTACTTTTTAATCCAGTATGATTACCTGATTCTTGCATAGGGTTCATTTTAGTCGTATAATTCTGCTTTAACAAGTACCCAGAAAAACTTACCAGCAGTAACAGCACTCATTGTAATCAGTAAACTATTTCCTTTTGGTAAGTTTAAAATAGTCACTCCATTGGCATCACGTTCTCTGAATACAATAGGAGCAAGTGCTATTAAACCAACAGGTTCAACTGATACTGTAACCCCGGAACCTAAAGGTACAACAGTAGTCCTGACCGGGTAATAATTAATACCATCATATATCTCCAACTTTGCATTTCCCGGTGCGGTATCATCAGTCGAAATATTAATACCTGTAATACGAGTATCATACGTTGAATTTGCAGCGTAAATAGTTACTCTTGTAGTGTCGGCTATCTTGACGATAGGGACTGCTACGATTGTCTTTGTAAATCGTGGTGCGTTTGCCATTTAAATATTTATTAATAAGTTATACATTAAAAAATTCTTATAATCGTTATCTATGTTCTGAGTGATAAGATAATACATACATCCTTCTCCTTCTCTGTTACTTTCAACCCATGATGCGGCAATATTACCGGTTTGTTTCGCCCACCATGACGACCAGGAGAAAGCAGATGCTATCCACCGTTTTATGAACTGATCTTTTCTCATACAGTTATGCAATTTTTAATTTTCTGTTAATTGCTCTTGTTTTCTCTCTTTTTATTATAGATTCGGGAGAAAGTTTTTTCCCTTTATTCCAAGGAATGAAACCTTTTTTTCTACCACTATTAACCTTTTGTTTTTCAGACATCTTTCTCCCTTTATTAAAAGGCACATGTCCTTTTTGAAATGTATTCTTAGGATGAAGTCCTGTCTTAATACCCTTATTCCAAGGTATTTTACCTTTATGAGATTCACTCAATTTTAATATTGTCTTTTTAGATGCCACTCTATAATGTTTTCCTATATTAGATGAACTCATTTTTTTACGAGTTTCAATTGAATGTGGATCTCTTCTTCTTCTAACAATAGATAATTTTTGCTTAGTTTCTTCTGATCTTTTTATCCCAAGAGAACTGCCTGCAATTTTGCAAATATTAAAAAATGGATTCAATGTGTCAATATAATATTGTTCTCTGGCTGTTAGAAATTCAGGAAAACAAAGCTCAACAATAATAAATATTAAATCTTGTTTACCGTATTTATTGTAATGCCTTTGAAGTTTAATTGAATGATGCTTATTTTTTTTAAAATCATATAAATGAACTTTCCACCTATAATCAATATTAACAGCACTTCCGATATAACATCGTTCTGGCTTAATCTTTGACTGTATTTTATATATGCCACTGATCTTCATAATATAAAGATATTCAATTTATCTAAGATACTTGACTGATTGAAAAAATTATATCACTACCGCTTTTTGTCCAAGCAATAATATTATCACCGCTGGCTGCTGAATCCATCGTTCCACCTCCTGCGTTCTTTGTAAACATCGTACCTAAAGTAATAACACCACTGGCAGAATTATAGATTTCAACCATGCCAGCCTCGCCGTCTGCTTCACCTGTTATATTAAGAGTCGTATCACCTGATGCAGTGGTACACTTCCAATCTTTATAAGTCGTGACATCAATAGCCAGCGGAATAGCAAAAGGGATTGTCTGGACTGCTAAGTTTAATCCGAGTATTGTCTTAACCTGAGCAAGTGTCTTAACAAACCAACTGAATGGAGTCGCATCACTAACTATAAAACTACTTTCAGCAACGGCTGTAGGTTTGCCGGAAATACCGTCCCATGTAACGCCTTCTGATATAATTACTGTGATGGATTCTTCTGTTATTGGTACACTTATATTGTCTGCCATTATGAAGTTCTTTTAGTTATAATTTCTATGATGTTACAAGCCCCTGAAGTTGTATTAAGTTGCACCAAAGGAGACCCGGCATATATTCTTAAATCCCAGTTATAATCGCCGGGAACAATATTTGTTTGTGATGCTGTCAATGCCAATGTAGTTATTCCCCCACTGGCGTTAGTATGAGATGTTATGTTCTTAGTAATCACTGCCAATGAATCATCTGTTCCCGTATCTATTGATTTTTTAACTGTGAAAAATACAGTCTTATCAGTCAGATCGTAAGGATTACCGGATGCATTTGTGACTGTTATCGTAGCATCGTACGGATTGCCTCGTTTTATATTTAATGCTGTTGCCATAATTTTATTACAGTTATACTTTATTTGTCAAAATATTAATATTTTATACAAGTTGTTTTTGTTATTATATTTACCCCGTCAATTATTTCGATGTTTTTCTTATTTTGATATTCGACAACTTCATCTCCACAAACTATAAAGGTTCGTATAATTAATGTTTCCGGCGCATATACTGTACATATTTGACAATCATTTCTTTCGCAACTGAAAAGACAAATAACTAATAGACAAATTGATAATAGTTTTTTCATAGTTAACTTAATGTTATATTATACCAATTTTGATCATAACCCTGAAAATGTCCGGTTGTGGTATTATAAATTATCATACCATTTTCTCCAGTAAAAGCATCTCTTTCAGCAGTCGTCAATCGAGGGACTGATAATGCACCAACTCTAATATCTAATCCGGGTCGAAGTGCAAATGCTGGTTTTTCTGTAGGGCTAAAGATAGCAACCGAATAACCAAGTCCCCCGCCGATTATTGTTATTCTTCTTCTTGTAACTCCTCCATGATATCCTTTCTGGTTAATTTTAACCACCCCATAATCATCATTATCTTCCTCATTCTCCCAAATATCATTACCTTCTATATTAACAGCTCCTTTCCATTTATTTGCCACATTAGTTATTGTTGTGTTACCTGTAAAATTCACTCCAGCTGTTTGAGCTGTGAAAATAATATCTGCCCCGGATGAAGTAACCACAACACCACCTGTTAGATAATCAGCTGCATATAAGACTGCAAATGCAGTAGCAGTTTCAGTATATGAGTTAAAGAAAGTAGCTAACTTAGTAACGCCGTCACAAAGGATATTCGCTGTTCCTGATGTCCCTGTATTTAATGTAACTGTATCAATGCGAGCTACTGGCTGATTTGGATCAACATCCCAATATTCGACATTCGGAGGTTCGTGATTTACGCCAGAAGCATTTGATATATAATTAATAGCAACATTAGAACATTTATCATCTATCACATAATAAAAACCAGAGTCCCATTGAGCAGATAAAGGATAATTAGCCTGGGTATTTACAACTGTCCCGTCCAGATCACCAGCAAGGACAGGGATACCGTTGAAATACTGCACAGCCAGATTTTCAATAGTAGCATATTCAGCCATCACGAGATCTGATACAACAGCTCCTTTTACTGTCAACACGCCAGAAGCACTATCATTCCAGTCAACAAATCCGCTCGCATTGCCGATTTTAAATTTATTATTGGTAAGGTCAAGGTAATTATTCGTGTCAATAGACTGTATCTTTCCAGTAGTGATTGTATTCCCATTTATATAAGTCATGCCATTAGTAAAGTCAAAATTTCTCCATCCATCAGCGACGGCAAAAAGCATTCCTACAAGAAAATGATAATAACCAGTCTCTTGTTCAACTGTTATCTGACTTGTTGATAAAACCCAATTACCTGTTAATGCTGCTTTTGAACATCTTGCATAAAGATAATAAGCTGAAGCAGGAGTAAGTGAAGCCTGATCCAGTGCCGATCCAATTACCCACGTATAACCAAGTCCGGTAATCTCTATTTGCAGATGTATCAGCGATCCTGCACTGATATAGATTCTATTCGCATCTGACAGATAATTTGCTTTAATAGTTACATTTGAGAGCCAGAAATCTCTCGACTTTGTACCTACTGCCAGGTAAGCCGTCTCAATACTTAATGGTTTTAAGTTTACAGGATCAAAATACATATCTGTATCGAAAAGCAGGTCTCTTAATGATTTCTGGTTGACAGTATTTCTACGGGCCTGCTCAGATACTCTCCGATCAACAAATACGGTTTCTTTGCGTGTGGAAATTGCAGACTTTATAAGTCTTTCCTGGAGCGTATAAGGAATAAAGTCGGCAATAGTAGCTTTTATCTGATAAGAATCAACCAGTGGAAATTCAATACTATTAACCCGGATAAGGGAATTAATTCCTAAAGCGGTATCTACAACTGTAACTTTATCCCCGGCATCCAGATCAAGAGTGATACTGCTTGCATATTTAGGATCAATCTCAATGGCATACACTACCATCGGAATACAATTCTCATCCAAATATGCCTGTGTAGCCACTTGCAAAGTTGTCTCTGCCGTGTCTATATAAGATTGAGGCAGTGAGATATTAACAAGCGTGTAACTGTCTCCCGCGTGCGGATGTGCGATTGCATTCGGCTGAACATACCCGTCTGAATCAGTAAATGGAGTAATGTAAAATCCCGAAGCATTATTATCATATTTCCAAATCTCACATTCTACTCCTTCAATATCGCCCGACTTGAATACTATTTTTGCTGTCTGCCCTGCAATAATATTATTATTCAGATTGAAATTCATTGCAGAATCGACCAGATAATCCGTATTTGCGTTCCATCCGCTGGCAGCAGCATAGTTCACCGTCGTTAATGTACTTGTCCGATTAGGGTAAATATCATTATCTGTAAACTGTCCTTCAATAGTCCCGTATAAAGTAGTATTCTTTGTTAATGTCCCGCTGCCGGCTGTAAATTTTAATCGTTTTGCTCCATCGCGATAACCGGACGGTATATTCGTTTCACCTCCAAATCCATAGACTTTTGTAACTATATTCTGATCCTGTACTTGCTGGCGTTCAAGTTTATAAAGTCCCAAATCCCTGCCATATTCAAAACGGTATGTGGTATCTGCACCAACTGATGATTTTAAACTTATTGATTTACTGGCTATTTCAAACTCTTTATCAAATGCCTCAGCTACTCTTTTAAGTGCCGCCAGACAGGATTCATTTGTGAATCTAAGCGTTCTCTCTATTGTAGTGTCAATTGTCCCCAATGACCAAGCCGGAGTACCGTCAATCTCATTGATATTTGAAATTATTAACGTAATAAAATCAGATGCCGTACCATTGTATGAAAAATCCGCCAATAAATCACTGGAAATAATCAGTTTCTTGTTAAGATTATAAACGGTAGATTCAAATTGAATTTGGTACTTGTAAGTATTGTTATTTATCTTCTCAATCGAAGGGAGTCTATTGATATAATAATTCTCGGCTAAAAAAATTATATAATCTCCAATCTGAATTGGTAAAATAGATGATGAAATAAATTCAGAAACTATAATATGTTCGCCCATCAATTTTTTAGAAAATACCGTTTTCTCGTCAATTTGAATAACTACAATCGAAGTAGTCGGCGGTCTGAAAATTTCCAAAGTATTCATGCTACTTTCTTGTTAGTTTTTAATGATATAGAGTTAGAGTTGTCATACAACTTCTCTTAATGGCAAATCTTCAACAAATCACCTGTTCTGTAAAATGCTCCGGCTGTAAGTCCGCTGGCAGCAGCATTAGCATTGTCATTATATTCTGGCAATCCCACAACATGCAATCTTGAAGTAGGTATAATCGTCCCGATGCCAACGTTGCCATTAGGTTTAATATGCAATCTTTGTGTCCCACCATATCCATCCCCCCATTTTGCAGTACTTTGACTAATTGCAAAATCTCCATAATCATCAATATTTGTAACTAAACTCCAATTACGAGATGCGGCATCATCCACCGCAACATTTAAATCAAGTACTGCGGTAGCATTTCCATAAATTCTTATTCGTTCAACTCCTGCAGTACCATCACCCACTTGTAATTTTTTTCCTGGTGCAGTCGTCCCGATGCCGACGTTGCCATAAATAGCAAGTGCAGCAAGTAACTCTTGAACTGTGGTATATTCAACAACTCCCGTGTCAATATTCTGTATCATGAGTTTATCGGTAATCTTTACAGTACCCCGACTATTTAACTCGGAAGAAAACTTTTTGGTTGCCATGATTTTTAAATTAAAATTTGTACACCGTCTTCATTAGTAATTAATACCCCGTCTTCATTAGCTAATTCATTGATATAATTCACATTTACAGCCATTAAATTTGCCATAAAATTTGCAATTGTAAGATTATTATAAAGATATATCCCGCTGACCTTAAAACCCTCAGTAGCAAAACAATCCACATTTATCTCATCATTGATCTTTATATTTCTGGTCCCGGATGAAGAAAATAATTTATATAATGCTGATATTTTAGTCTTAAAATCAGCCAGTGAAGTTCCCATAATAAAACCATTAAAGTCCAATGTCTTATTTTTACGTTTTACGATCTGATAACTCTCTGCTCCGTATTTCGTGAAAAATTGTTCTTTTAATTCTGGTAAGTCATGAAGTGCCTCTGCTTTGGACAAATAAAATCCAAAAGATAAAAAAGGTATTTTGTCAATAGTGCAGTTACTCAAACCTGATGCCGGAAGTATCCCTGTCAGTGTTACTACCGGTTCCCGGAAAGTCATTACAATCTTAGCACCGCCGTTTAATACTTCAGGGATTACTGACTTAACATAACCGGAAGCACTCATATAGGGCGTTTCAAATACACTCAGCCCCGTTGCTGCATTAATGGCTTTGTAAAATGTTTTTATATTATCATTGACAACTGAATTTGTGCCGATAATTGAGCCTGAGAAAAAAATATCTCTTCCATTAAACATTATATCTTCTGAATCGGTATAAGGCTCTATGCCATCAGTATCCCCCCATTCATGAAAGCAATCCCCTGTTCTTTCCGGCATATTAAAACAATTCTGAATCGCAATATTTGAACCCGGTGCATGACCTGCCCGTATATTGTAAGTATTGTATAAGTCCAATCCGTCAAGTTTGTACATATTATTATGATGCCTTTTTTAATTTTCTCAAAACCCATCCATCCCTCATATTTTGTTTCGCTTTTTCTGAATGACGTTTCCCAAACCAATTTTTATTACCATTATTTGCCTTTCCTATCTTTCGCTTTGTTTCTTCTGACATTATATATCCCTTTTTAGATTCACTTATACGATTGCAATGTTCTTTTGAAAGTTTCATTCCAATTTTTACCATACTTAGTTTTTTTCTATGTTCTTCTGAAAGTGGCCCAAAATGTTTATTTTTGTTAGCTATGCTTATTTTTTGTTTTGTCTCCTCATTCATTATCCTACCCTTACTTTTATTTTTCCCTTGCATCGATATACTCATTTTTCTGCATACCTCTTTTGATCGTTTGATTCCTAATTGACTATTAGCTTTTGGACAAATATTAAAATAAGGTTTTAATGTATCGATATAATATTGTTCACGAATAATTAAGAATTGAGGGAAACATGGTTCAGTGATTATAAAAACTAAATCCAATTCACCATACTTATTATAATGCCTTTGGAGTTTTTTAGAATGATGGATATTTTTTCTTAATTGACTTATATGATTATTCCAACGATCTTTAAAATTAACAGCACTGCCAATATAAAATCGTTCCGGTTTTATGACTGACTGAATTTTATATATTCCTGAATTTTTCATAATCAAAGATACAAAATATTAAGAAAGTGGTGAAGTATATTGCGCTCTTGTATTTGCTATAACAGAATCTAATTTTGTATTAACTATTAAAAGTTCTTGCCAACTGCCATAAGTATTTTTCTCTATCCCGACCAAATGGTTTAATCCTGCCAAAGTATAATCTTTTGTTGTACGATTATCGTCCGCAAATCTTCTAAAAAGCCCTGCAAGTTCCGTTCCGGTCTCTTCCGTAATCGATCTTTGAAGTGTTCCTACCATTCCTATATTTGCAATATTCCCTCTCATATCTAACCCGCTTGTCATCGCTTCATAAGCTGCTTTATTCTCTGCTGCTATCTCTGCTATCCTTCGGGCATTTTCTTCTTTTTCTGCATCAGTGATACCCCCCGTCATTGCACCCTTAAGCCACTCCATGTAATCTTTCATTTTAGGACTTGAAAGCAATGTATCTGTAAATACATTCATTACAGCATCTATAAGTACCTGGTTCATATAATCGGCAAAGTCATCAACTGATGTTTTCCCTTCCTGAAATCCCTGAGCAATAACATCGGCAATGGTATTTTCAGTTATTCCGCCTGTAATGAAATCATCATAAGCCTGCTGTGCTTCTTCAACTGCTATTTTTGATTCCTTAACGGCCTGAGTTAACTCCTCAACGTCCTTCCACCTCTTACTGAAAAATATCCCTCCACGGGAATGCCTTAATTTATATTCTGCCTGTGCAAGAGCTTCTTCATTTTCTTTTAATGTCTGTTGTGCTATATCAGTGACACCTGCAAGGGCTGTTCCTTTGCCTCCTTTACGTTCCGATAATTCGATTAATCTCTGCTGTTCCTCTAACAACCCGTTAAGTCTTTCTATTTCATTGGCATATTTTTCAGCAGCACTCGGAAATGACATTATTACAGAAGATACCATGCTCATTACACCTCCGACAACATCACCAGATGCAAATTGAGAAAATGCATTCAGATAACTATCTAATTGAGCGAGTTCTTTATCCTGCAAACCTACTGCCTGACCGATCTGATAAACTAAATTAGCAGCGGCATTAACTATTTGATTCCTTAATTCTAATTGTCTTTTAAGAGATTCTTCCGCATTTTTATTATATTCATCAGAATCCTTTTTCTGTTTAGCCCATCCTTGCTTAGAAAGCATTACTGTACCTGGGATATAATCTCCTGCTCCTGTATCATATGGCGAAACTTCAGCCAAAGTACTCGGAGCTTTTATCCCTCCAGGTAACAATGTTGGTATTTTAAATCCTGTTATCTTTGAAATCGTAGCTTCCCTAATTATTGCAGTTCCAATAGCCTGAGTTGTGAGCCTTTCTCTTAATGCCAATTCTTGCTGTAATAAAACAATCTTTGCAGCAATAGCCTTTATTTCATTTTCATTGCCGGAAACAACTGCCTTTTCCAGTAATTTTTTCTGTTCGACTAATTGAAAGTTTAAATCTGCTTGTTTTTCAGTATCTTCCTGTGCTTTTTTTGCTGCTGCCTCTGCTTCGGAATTTATTTTATTAGTAACTTCGGCCAGTTGCATCTTATCCCTCCGATTCTTCTGACCAAATGCTGCTTCTGCTTCATTTGCTTTGACTGCAAAATCAGCTAACTGCTTTCTTGTTTCTATTGTTATTTTTCCAACCTGCTTTACATATTTCCCCGCCTCTGCAGCACCTGGTCCAAGCAGTTTCACTTCTTTTTCCAGTTCATCCAGAAACATGTTAGTTACCCCCGGCATAAACATTAACCTTTGAAGCTTATTATACTTCTCACCTATTTCAATCAAGTCCTCAAATGAACTGTATTCTTTGATGAAATTCTTAATCTGCTGTTCTGATAATCCGCTATCGCTGGCAGCTCTTTTTAGGTTCGCATTATAGGTTTCCTCTGCTAATTTTGCTTCAGCTTTATATTTCTTCTCTTGTAATCTAACAATCTCCGCTAATGCTTTTTTTCTTTCTTCATTATTTGCCTCATCTTTATCGTAAGTCTTATCCCGCAGTTCCGCTATCTGTATATCAATCTCAGAGGACTTTATTTGTTGTTCATTCAGCCTGTTATTAAGCCTCTCCATCGTATCGACAAACTCCACTGCACCTTTCACGGCATTCCCCAGACCGCTAAAAAAGTTAGTCCAGTCGCCGGATGCAATCGCTTTAAAAAAATATCCGACTGCTGAAGTGGCTCCGGCAATTACTTTTTCAAATGCGGTTGCTGATGCTTCAGTTGAATCAATTATACCTTTTGCAATTTTCAATGCAGCGCCAACAGTCACGAGTCCTAAAGCCCATCCTTTTAACTTTCCGATGATCCCTTCCTGTGATTCAGCTTCTTTTTCATTTGCTGCTATCTGCTGTTTTTGTAATCCAAGTAAAATTCCCTGCTCTTCAGCCAGTGCTTTTTTTGCCGATCTTAATTCAGCACCCACAGCTTGTTTTGCCCGTCCAGCCGCCGCATCATCATACGCCTTCTGCAAAGCCTTAACATCCTGTTCGATAGATTTAATGAGCTCTTTTTGTTCCCTGATTGTATCTTTAAAAGACTTACCGAGCTTATTAAAGGATTGGTCAACTTGACCCCCTGCCTTTTCAACATCTTTAGACCAATCGGAAATAGTTTTATTTGATTGTTTGATGGTTGCCTCTAATTTGGAGGAGTCTAAATCGGCGGAAAAGTGAATTTCTGACATTATTTTATATATTTTTCAAGATAATCATTTGCCTCTTTGCCAATAATCACTTTCTTCCCCTTAAAATCCCACCAGGGTAAATCAGCACTTTCAATCTGCAATGCAATCCAACTTTTATTCATGACTTCTTCTTCGGTTAAATGTAATTTTGTCCGGTACATTGCAAGGCGACCAAAAAGACTAACACCTCCTTTTGCTACTCCGGTTTCTTCTTCAGTATATTTATCTTTCTGGCCAATGCCATATTCCAAAAAAAAATCTCCGCATCTGAATTTTTGATGACAATCTTAAAGAGAGTATTTTGATCTTTATTCGGAAGTTTGGATATTGCATGTGTCACTATTCTGACAAACCGTGTTCCTGTTGCAATCGCAATAGCCCGACTGATAAATTCAGCATCTTTGGCATGTTCCATGAGTGCCTGAAAATAAGATACGTTCTCATCTTCAAAGTCTCTTATCTGGCATATCTCTCCGCTGATTTTAATTAACCGTCTTGTTGATATTGGCCGTATAGACAATTTAAAAGTAAACCAACCCCATTTTAAACGGAATGAATCAGCTGGGCCGGGACGTCCGAGTAGGATATTTGAAACTTGCTGTTTCATCTTAAAAAGCCTCTTATTCAGAGGCTCTTAATTAAACCACTCTAATCTTCCAGCTACCAGTATTGTCTAATGTCATCTGCGGGATAGCATTCAATTCCAAAGCGAACATCTTATCCCTGCCACCACCTCCTGTGAGATGAGCCTCGATAAAAGCATTATAGAATTGAAACTTATGCCCCGAATTTGTCTCGATCTCAAGAGCCAGTTCAATCTGCGAAAACCCGGTTGCGGGAATGTATTCTGAGCTATTTCCCGTACCACCCTTGAGCGCTGCAACTGTTGTAAATGTCAAATCATAAAATTGCATCTTTGCCAACACTTCACTCTCTTCAGTCTTTATAACTTTAATAGGTGCTGCTTTTTGATCGACAAAAAATTTTTCAGTAGCCCCCGTACTTTCCTCAATACTTACTGTTCCTTTTACTGTGTCCGGTAATGACGTCAATGCTGTACCAGAAGGCATATTACTTCCTGTTGCTGCTGTTCCGTATTTGACGGATTTTACTCCAAATAAATAAACTGCCATATTTTTAATTATTAATGTTTTTGAAACTAAATCTTAAATTTGAATAATGTTCTCCAAGTCCTTCTTCTCGAATTGTCTCCTGACTTTCAAAATCAATGAGATAAGCAGTTGTTGAAACTTCTTTTAATGCCGCCAGAACTAATGCTGATCCGGCCTCAAGTTTTGTAGCATCCTGCATAAATCCTATTCCCGGTCCCCCATCTATATCTTTAACATGATAATTCACATTGACATAACACTTTTGCATTACATTAGCATTTATAGACAGAGAATTAATAACCACGTATTCCGGTGCAGTTGATTTTGATGGTTTTGTTTTCAGGAATTTTGGTTTCGTAATCGATCCCAAAAGTGAATAAATAACCCCTATTATATAATCTGTTGTTTTATAATCAGACATTTATCTCTTTTTTTTCTTATTAGCCATTATTGCCCTATGTGCTGCCTTAGCCTTCACAACAGTTTTATGTTTGCTCAAAATCTTGCCTTTATCCTTGCCGTGGCAATGGTAAATTTTCGTACCTTTTCTCATTTATTTAAGGATTAAAAGTCTCTTCCATCTGTGCCGCAGTTTCTTCTTTGATTATTTCTAACTTTTCGAGATGTAACGCCAAATCTATCATACAAACATCTGCCTGATAAGAAATAACATTATATCCTTTCGACTCAACGTACGATGCATAATTCATACCTGCAATAAGAATCATCTGAAATCCCGAAGGCTTGATAAGTTCCTCCACCTTTGATTTATTTGTAACAATCTCATTCTTTTCATGTACTAATTTTCCATTATGGAAAATAAAATAACCGATTGAATTACGAAGGTTTGTCGTCTGATCCTTATAAGTCCCCATTGCATGATCCTGCATCTGTCCGCGTGCATTGGCTATAAAAGCCTCTGCATCATAAATAAATGCATTGATGATCTTCTGATATAACGTATCGGCCTGTTTTTCAACATCCTTCATCGACTTAGCCTCGTTGAAATTACTCTTTAAAGCCATAATCTTGAATTTAACTGACCATTTGAAGCCCGTTTTACCTTACCCGTAATCGAACAATTTGAAAGTGCAGTAAGAACAAAATCAGACCCCGGAGGTATTATGACCGTTGTAACAGGCATAAAGACATCAAATGAATATTCTGTCAATGACCCATCAGACCCGGCTATCTTTTTCCCCGTGCCGTTCACTTCTGCCCGGCAATCGAAAGTATAATCAGTTGTTGCCCCCGCCGTCCACACCCCGCTTGCATTTTGCGAACCGGATGCGGAAGTAGTTACGACAATACTATCAGGATATTGATTCATTAGAATCGCTGTACAAAAGTTGCCGTTTTTTTCAAAGAACTAATCGGATTCACTTTATCGTATTTTATATAAATCCCGGCTGCCAAATTTAAAAGAGATGTCTTGTCAGTTAAACTGATCTGATAACCCCCTTCAGTGACATTCGGAGCTGTTACCAATGTAGTGATCGCATCAGCATAAGCCAGATCAAAGGCTTCACAACTTGAATAGATACCGGCTGAAGTAAGTCCCCTATCTTGTAATGCCAGAATAAAAGCATTTTCCGAAAGTGGATAATTCAACTTTGCCTTTATTGCCTCCAAATTTGTCATCTTAATTTTATTAAAAAGGGAACAGGAATATCCCACTCCCCTGTTAAAATATGATTAAGACCACGAAACTGCGTCAACCTTCATGATGAAGATACCATCCACATCGGTAAACCTCGGAAAAGCATTTGCCTGACCTTTGGTAAACTCGCCGAAGGGCTCCAATTCTGCCCATTTCGAGATAAGTATATGATCACGCTTGACCTGAATGGCTTTCTTGCTAATTGATTCGCTGGTTTCCTCGGCGATCGGACCGTGAAGTATGTTCCCGACTTTTATATCCGGAATAAAGGTCACATAGCCATTTTTCCATGCTGCAACGTTGCTTAATGCATGCAATTCATTTTCAAACCTCACGTTTGAATCGACAAGTATGATCTTCGGAAGAAGTCTGGATTCAAATAGATTATTCAAATCTGCGAAAGTCGGAGTTGCTTTTGTAGTCGTATTACGGAGCACAGCCCATTCTTCCTGCACCTGTGTAGATGCCTGCAGTCTTGTAAATGCTGTTCTATCCATACACATATACTCAAGCGGGAAGCCGGAAGCCCTTGCATTATCTGTAAGGTTTCTGATGTCAGTCATCGGAGTACCCGAAGCAACCGACCAGAGCTGTGCGGCTGCTGTCTTATTCCCGGTAGGGATGCCAAAATCACAAGCAACCTCGGTTACAATTCCATTGTTATTGGAAGTTGTGAGTGATATTGACCCATAGCTAAGAGCCTGCATTGCAAGATACTCGGTACGTGCCATGACTCCTGTATAACAGAAATCAATATCATTGAACACGAGGTCAAGAAGTGCACTTCTGTTTGCATCACCTGTTGATAATGCTTTCAGGATGTTATAGTCATTCATATCCTTTTCATCCATCTGCCTTTTGAGGGCGATCTTTGGAATATCCCCGGTTGTTTTGGTAATGACCCTGCGGGACTTGAGAGGAGCAGATGAGTTATATTCAATAACATCTGCCATAACAGGATTACCACCAGACCCGGCAAGGGATTCCCATGTTAACTGAGTGGTATATTTTAGTGGGAAGAACTGCTGCCAGTAAAGTTTCTGCAAAAACAGTTCACGCTGACGGTTAACGTATGCCTCAACATTTATTTTCGTTAACTCTTTTAAAATTGATCTTTCCATTTCTTTTATTTTTTAAAGGTTAAACGAAACGAATTAAAGGAAGCAACGCTTTGACAGTTGCATTAATCGGATAAGGCATTTCGCCTTCACGTACACGGCCACGTACTACTAATCCGCATCCCAGATTACCCGATGCATTTGTATCAATGGTATTAGTAGTGACGGCAGTCGGGGAATAACGCCATGCAGTAGCATTTGGAAATCCGGATGTAGCACTTTCAATTAAGATTCCACTTACAGGAATAACTGCTGACATTGAAGCACTAATTGTGAATACGTCATATCCTGCACCTGAAGCAGCGATTGTTGTAATCCTAACGCCTGATGCACCAATTCCGCTTGCTGTGCCAAGTAGATCACCTGCTTTGAATGTGTGGTTATTATAAACCCTTATAGTTGTAATTCCTGATGCCGGTAATGCACCTGCTACCAAAGCAGTTTTTGAGACGTGCCATTTCCCGTCGGAATCCTCTGCTACCAGCGTCCCAGCCTTTAGCTCGGTCTGTGCAGTAGGTAGATCACTTATCGCAATCGTCCCCCCACCAGGAACATCCTCAAGGATAAGCTCAACGGCTAAATTCCTTTCGGTATCTGTTGATTTAGAAGTTTGCATAATAAATTATTTTTTAATTAATATTTTGCCTTGCGGCTCTTTCGGTAACGGTAACTTCTCATCAAGGTAAGCATCAATCGTTGACTTCTCACTTTGCTGTCCGCCTCCCGTTGGCGGTACTGAAATAATGACCCCTTGCTCAGCCTTTTTTTGTTTATAAGTGTTCCATTGTTCAGAAACATTGGTAGCAAGTTGTTCAATTTCGTCCTCTGATTTTGGTATCAGATTACGTCCTACAAGCCAATCAGGATCAACATCCTTTAACTTTACATGTTTACTTACCTTTTCGGATAATGCAGCTAAAGTCTTTTCCTGAATTTGCGCATCAATTTTTTGTTTTAATTCGGTATAATCAGCGAGTATTTTCTTTGCCCATGCAGTTATTTTCTCATCTGGTTCATCCGAATCATCAGAATCAACGTCCTTCTTCGGCGGCCTGCCAACAGGTTTTTTAATTGGTATGCCATTTTCATCAAGTCCGTGTTCCTTTTGCCATGTCTTCAGGTCTAATTTAGCCTGATTAATTCTCTTGTCCCCTTCAATTTGAAGTTGAGAAGCAGAATATTTAAGTGTCTCAATGATTCCATCCGTAAAGGTGGCCTCAATATCTTTTTCTTCTTTTATGGTTTTGCTAAATGTGTCTGCAACCCCATTTAAATAACTGTCCGGAACCCCAATTAATTTGGTTTTCAGGAACGCCAAAATTTTCTCTTTCATAAAAAATATATTTTTGACAAAATTAATCTAAAGTATATTGTCAATTCATTTGGAAGTTGTAACTTTGTCTTTCAATAGACAGTATTATGATAATTACACCTCAAGAGTATTCAGAAAAATTTCTCTTTAAAGGGAAAAAAGTATCTGTAAAAACTGTAATTAGACGTTGTGACGAAGGGATGCTTCCCTCGCATCACCACGCACGGAAATTGCCCGGCGGTGACTGGGTTATCGAAATTGCGGACGAAACTCCGTCAGAAATAATTGCAACAAAATTAAATCCGCCAAAACCGGATTTAAAATCACTAAATAGGAAATATTACAGTTTCAGATAATAAAAAAACCCTGAATAAATCCAGAGCTTAAATGTGGTGATTATGTAATTCTTTAGGTAATGATATACAACTTTACACCAAATTTAGTCATATTCTAATTTCATTTGTATGTTACCTGGTACAAATATAATCGGTAATGTCATAGATAAAGGCAGTAAATTTATGATAGATAGCTCAGTCGCTTAATCAACAATAAATCAATTTATTATGAGTAAAAAAATACTAAAATTATGGGGTAAAGGTCAGTTCAAAATAAGCGATTTTGAAACAATAAGGGTTATAGAAAATATAGACACCATTCAGCAACAAGCGAAGATGTTGGTTTGCCAGCTATAAAATCACAAATTTGGCAAGTTGTTGGAGTATTAAAAACCTCATCCGGCAAAAGAACATTTGAAAATAACTATAAAAGATTAATGGGGCAATCATATCAACCAGGGTTATTTGATGAAAATGAATAAAATAAAAAAAGTATATTCTGACGAAAATATAACATTATTTTATGGTGATGCTTTTGAGTGTTTAAAGTATTTACCAATAAATTTCATACAATCTGTTATAACAAGTCCTACGTATTGGGGGAAAAGAAATTTTACAGGAGATAAAAAAGAGTTTGGTAGCGAAACATTGGAAGAATATGTTGATAAAAATGTTAATCTTTATGCGTCATTATTAAGTTTAATGAAAAAAGAGGGTTCATTATTTTTTGTAATACAAGATAGTTACATGGGAAGTGGTGTATCACGTTCACATCATAATCATTGGGAAAATAATAAAAATCCATCATACAAAAGAGTAGGAACTGATAGTGAGAAACAGGGAAATATAAGTAGCGTTACCGCAAGACATAATACAATAAAAAACAAATCATTAAGTGGAATACCTTATAGAATAGCATTAAAATTAGTGGATATGAGTTATATCTGGCGAGAACAAATTATATGGGAAAAACCAAATCCAATGCCAGAAAATATAAAAGACAGAGTTAGGCAGAGTGCTGAATATATTTTCCATTTTACAAAAGAAGGTAAATATAAATTCAATCCAGAAGCAATCATGGTGAAAGGAAGAAGTGGTAAAATGCGATTAGATAATCAGGTATGGGTAATACCCACAGAACCAAAAGAAAATCATACTGCAACATTTCCAAGTAGGGTTGTCAAAAGGCTGTTATTGGCAACAACTGACGAAAATGACATTGTTTTTGAACCATTTTTAGGATCAGGCACTATATTAGATTTATGTTTGCAGTACAATAGGAAATTTATAGGATGTGATATAAATAAAGATTTTGTATTGGATGCTGTAAAAAGAATAAAGGAATATAATAAAGAAAAAAAATAAACTTATTTTTTAAATATTTCAATGCTTTGGCCGTTCATTTAATCAATATTCTGAATAATCAACCTATTTCAGGATATTTTTTATTGCCTCCAAATTTTCTTCCATGATAAACGGCATTTGCTTATAATTTGAATACTTATCAAAATTCTCTTTCCAGAACTCTTTAAAATTTGGCGGATATTCCGTTATTTGTTTTGCTTTTAGCGGTTCATTTCCTTTTAAATATGCATTAAAATCAGATTTTGGCATTAATATCGGAACTGCTATACATAAACATTGCGGATGATTGCCTATGAATATATATGTTTTCGGGTAAATTCCTGCAAGTTCTTCACATATCTCGGGGAATGAATACTCAGGATGTTGCGCACTCAATCTAATATCGATACCTATAACCATGTCTAATTGTCTCCAACGGATCGAGTCAGCTAATTGGAACGACTGGTTCGCATTTGTACGTGTCACCCGCATAGCATTTTTGAAAGCACTGTTATAAACTCCTTGGCCTGGTGCGTTTTCAATCATTGCTTTGCTTGCAATTAATCTTCCATTATTGTCACGTACACGGCGGAAGAGTGCATTTGGATCCCGGAGGTATTGACGAATACGCCTTGAAATTACCTGAGCTGAATCACCTTGAGAAATGCCAATTCCGAGGTGGATTTTTAACTCATTCCTTGCCTGTTTTGCTATCTGCCAAATTGAATCGGAAAGTGTCTCCGTGCCGTGCTTGCCGGAAATAAATGCTTTGAGTGCCGGGATATTAGGCATAAAATATGCGGCCTTTTGCGCTGCCTTAATTTTGCCAATAGTAGAAAGGTAATCTTTGACTATCTGATCATTTTTAGAATTACTTAGTCCCCAGCTCTTTTCAATTTCTAATTCAGTCAAATCCAAAACGTCTTTATGAAAAGCCTCGATTATAATGTCAATCTTTTTATTTATTGCGCTGTTATATTTAAAAGCTTTTGAAAATCGAATATTCGGATCATTGCTTAATTTTGCAAAGTCATCAGCAACTTTATTGAATATTTCCCGGAATTTACGGTCATATTGCAACTGACGTTTTAAAAACTTATTGCGATATTCAAGGCTTGTATCAGGCATGTTTAGTTATTTCAATCCAATAATCATATAGTTCCTCATCAGTATATAAAACTCCCGTATCATTAAGCTTCCAGTAAGCCCTGTAAATATTATTACGTGAAGTTGTTCGTGGAGTGGCGTTTTTGTTTACCCACCTTAGAAATTTTATTACATGATCTTTCATATATATCCCTCCGCTTTAAGTATCAAAATTTTGCCATTATCTTTGATTTTATCTGGCATTACATTTCAGTTTTTAAAAGTTCTTCAATAAATTCCCGCTCATCAAATGAATTATGAACAATAATCATTTCGCCATTTGCATAAATAACTTTTGGTTTACATTCACAGGTCGAATCTTCTGAATGTTCTTTTAAATCATTTATAGGTAAAATATTAAACATATCCCTCATTTTTCAGTAGCAAAGTTAAGCCATTTTTTAATTGCTCTATCTGATCGCACCATTTATTTGACCGTTCAAAATTATTATTTAAAACCGGTAACATCCTTTCATAAATATCAGGGGTCAATTGGTTACATATCTCAATAATCTCATTAACACTATTCACCCGAAACATACCACCCTCAATATTGAAATAGTCACCAATATTCCTACATCCATAATAAATCGGGACCGTCCGGGTTTGAAAACAATCAACAAGTTTCTCAGTGAAGAAATTAGCTATTGAAGTATTTTCAATCGCAATATGAAACATTGAATCGAATAAAGGAGTTTTTGAAGCACCTAAAACAAGTTGTCCGGTATAATCCGCCTCACTCCACGGAACAAACGTATGAAAATGCTTTGCGTTCCCACTAAGATAGAACTTCTTTGGAATAGTTATCATATCCTTGTTTCTCCATAGTTCATGCCTTAATTCGTGACCCTCCAATATAGGTATGTTTTTTCCTCCGACAACTGTTGAAACACTGAACTCTTTTTTCGGCTCATAACCTTTAACCCATGTATTCGGAAAATGAAATAACCGAGCTTTTGGATTAGTCAATAAAACTTCTTCCTGATAGGTCAGGACGTAATTATAATAACCTTCGTACTTCTGCACCAGCGGGACCATAGGCGACCGCCACGGCTCTTGTAAGATGACAATCCTTAATGAATCCGGCGGGATGTCTTCCAGTGTGAATTGATCTATATAAACATTAACCTCTTTATTACAGTCAATATCTAAGTTAATCGGATAGTTGTAATGAAATTTAACTTTCATGATATAAAGTTCCAGTCATTTAAAAATACATCTGTTATCTCATTTGCAATAGTGCCACCGAACCAGACAGCAGGAGCGCAAACTATCTTATCAGGATTCTCATTAAAATACGCACCCCATCGGGAAAAGGTAGAATTTGCCATAATATTGTGATTACAGAGAGTCTGAATATAAAAATCAATGTAATCCGGAACACCCTCAATAAATAT